GTAAAAGCTGCAAACGTACTAAATAATGCGTTTACTGCTGGAGCAACTGCTGGTGGTGATGGTAAAGCCTTATTAGCAACAGATCACCCATTAACAAATGGTGGAACTTTTGCTAACGAGCCAACTGTCGCAGCTGATCTTAACGAAACATCTTTAGAAGATGCTTTAATTAATATTGCAGGCTTTGTGGATGAGAGAGGATTAATCATCGCTCTAAGAGGAATGAAATTAATTATTCCAAGACAATTACAATTTGTCGCAGAGAGATTGTTAAACTCAAATCTAAGACCAGGAACAGCAGATAATGATGCTAACGCTATAAGAAACATGGGTATGCTTCCTAATGGCTATGTCATCAATGATTATCTAACTGACACAGATGCATTTTTCATTAAGACAGATGCACCAAATGGTCTTAAGCATTTTGAAAGAATGCCAATGGCAACAGCCATGGATCCAGATTTCGACACAGGAAACATGAGATATAAAGCAAGAGAGAGATATTCTTTCGGCTTCTCAGATCCTCGTGCATTATTTGGTTCACCAGGAGCGTAAGCTTCATTTTAATAAAAACTAAAAGGGCAGTTACATACTGCCCTTTTTTGTGTATAATAGAATAAACCTTGACGAAGAATTAACTTCGACATTTGCCAAGACAAGGAGATTGATATGGCTAATACAACTTTTTCGGGTCCAGTCCGTTCCGAGGGTGGATTCAATGTAATTAATAAAAACGGCACAAGTGGTGCTATTACTCAAACTGGTTTTTCAGTTAATTCAACTGGACAACTTGTTTCAATGGGTACACGAAAGATTCAATCTTTTGCTGGTACTTTAGCTTCAACAAATGCAGCTGCAACTGCTTATGCAGACAATGACTGTCTTGTAGAGTTAGGAACATTAAATGTAGATGCTCCAGATGATTTAGTAACACCAAGTAAGATCTTTATTCATAGAGCTTTAATTGGTATTACAACTGCTGCTGGACAGACACTAGCTGGTAACTTAGCGTTAAGTTCAACAAGCGGAACTGCTACAAACGCTGCTGTTTCTGGTACAGAAATAGTAGGTGCTGGTGTGACATCATTCAACGAGCAGTTAAGTGCTACACAATCAATTACAGAGATTGATGTTAATTTCAATGACACTGCTGGTAACTATCATATCTTTGTACCAAATATAACTGCCGCAGTAGCTAACGTACACTTATATGCAAGAGCAACAACTACAGTTAATGCTGATATAACTGCTGGAAGATTCACAGTTGAATTAGAATACTCTGTATATTAATAGGAGTGTAAAATGGCAACAAGATCTGACGTAAAAGCATTTAATGTGAATCAAGGAGATGCTGCTGCTTTGATAGGACCTGCAAGGTCAAGGATAAGACAGATAGTAGTGTTTGGTAATTCAGCAGGTGCTATTACTATAACAGATGGTAATGGTGGAAGTAATTTAATAGTGCAAAGTTTTCCAACTGGATTACACACTCTTAATATTCCAGATAATGGTATATTAGCAGAGAGTGGTGCATATTTATCTGCCTTCACTGGTAGTGGTAACAAGTTAACTGTATTTTTATCGTAATGGCTAGAAAAGCAGATAAACAACCACCTAAAACTAAAAAGTATTTCCGCTCCACTAAATCTGGAGCGGGAATGACAAAGGCAGGTGTTGCTCGTTATAGAAGAGAAAACCCAGGTAGTAAGCTTAAAACTGCTGTTACAGGGAAAGTAAAAACTGGAAGTAAAGCAGCTAAAAGAAGAAAGTCATTTTGTGCTAGAAGTGCAGGTCAAATGAAAAAATTTCCCAAAGCTGCAAAGAATCCTAATAGTCGTTTAAGACAAGCCAGAAGAAGGTGGAAGTGTTAATGAATATTAAAGAAGTGACAACAGGTGTTTGTATTGTTCTTTTTGCAGGTGGTATTGGATGGACTGTACAAACTCTTATAGAGGTAGATAAGAGGACTGCTATCATGGCAGACAAAGTATCTGAAAATCACAAAATGATTAAGCCTTTATGGGAAGACTTTATAAGAAGGAGTAAACCAAATGGCAATCTCGCGGGGTTCGATTTCCAAACAGATTACAAAAGCACCTGGTAAGAGGAAATGGAGTGCCAAAAGAAAACGAAAAATCGACTGTAGTAGACCAAGAGGTTTTTCTGAAAGAGCACATTGTGCCTCTAAAAAAGAGAGAAGTAATAAAAGGAAGTCCAGTTAAGTATTGTATAGATTGTGGACATAGAAAATATTCTTGTAGATGTTATAGAGTAACAGGATTAGAGGAGTTAAGAAATGCCAAAAGACGCATGTTATCACAAAGTAAAAGCTAGATATAAAGTTTTTCCGTCAGCTTATGCATCAGGTGCCATTGCAAAATGTAGGAAAGTTGGTGCAGCTAACTATGGCAATAAAAGTAAAAAGAAAGCTATGGGTGGTGGATTAAACGCAGCTATAGAAAAAGTTAAAAATCAAACAATGACTGCCAAAGAAGGTAAGGTCGTTAAAATAACAAAGAGAAAGTCTAAGAATAAAAACATAGCCAGAGGTTGTGGTAAAATTATGTCACAAAGACGTAAAGTCACAAAGTATTCATAATGGCGGTACGGAAAACAAAGTCAGGTTTAGCACTTAAGAGGTGGTTCAAGGAGGATTGGAAAGATGTTAAAACGGGTAAAAAATGTGGTCGTCAAAAAGGCGAAAAGCGTGGTACGCCTTATTGTAGACCGAGTAAAAGAATTAGTTCGAAAACTCCGAAGACTATTAAAGAGATGACAGCCACGGAGAAGCGTAGTAGAATAAGACAAAAGAACAAATTAGGTCAACCAGCAGGTGCACCTAGAAGAGTTAAGGCATTGAGAAGGAAAAAGAAGTAATGGCAACTTCGAACTCAAGAGATTTTGATTTAGACGTAGGAGAACTTATCGAAGAGGCATATGAGAGGTGTGGTTTGGAGATGAGAACTGGCTATGATGCTAGAACTGCTAGACGTTCTTTAAATCTTATGTTTGCTGAATGGGCGAATAGAGGTTTAAATTTATGGACTGTAACACAAGAAACAAAAGCCGTAACTTCTGGAACAGCAACATACACATTAGATAGTGAGTTTGTAGATCTATTAGAAGTTGTGTTAAGAAACAGTAATAATGTTGACTTTACTCTTACACAAATGAGCCGTGGTGAATATTTAAGAATACCAAACAAAGGTAACACTGGGCAACCAAGTCAATATTTCTTTGATAGACAAACAACACCAACGATAACTTTGTGGTCTACACCAAATGCTTCTTATACTCTTGTTTATTACTATGTAAGACGTATTCAAGATGCAGATGCTTTGGTGAATACAACAGATGCACCTTTTAGATTTTTACCTTGTATGGCAGCTGGACTTGCTTATTATATAGCTATAAAGAAAGCACCAGACAGAATACAAATACTAAAAACTCTTTACGAAGAAGAATTTCAAAGAGCCATGTCAGAAGATGCAAATAGTACACCATTGAAGTTGACTCCTAATATCTCATACTTGAGGTACTAATGGCTAGGTTTGCAAGTGGTAAAAAATCATGGGGATACTCAGATCGATCTGGTTTTCGTTATCGTTTGCGAGATATGATTAAAGAATGGAATGGTTTAAAGGTTGGAAGAGATGAGTACGAACCTAAACACCCACAATTAGAACCAAACTATCCAGGCCCAGATCCAACAGCATTGTTTGAGCCAAGACCAGATAGCAGAACTGAAGTGACCGTAGAGAATATTCTTGTTCTAAATCCTTTTTTATCTGGCGCTGCTAGTAGCAACACCATAACAGTTATAGAGCCGTCACATGGTAGATCAACAAATGATACTGTTAGATTTAGAGATGCAGAAGGTTTTGATGGGTTTACTGCAACTGTTTTGAATAATTCTTCTGGTTATGCTATAACAAAAGTAGATGATAACACCTATACGTTTACTGCAAGTAGCGGTACTGCAACCACTGGTGGATTGAGAGGTGGTGGTGGTAGAGTTACCGCTGGCCCAGTTACATTGGGGACATAAATGAGTTTTACATTAGCAACATTAAAGACAGCCATACAAGATTATACAGACAATAATGAAACAGTTTTTGTATCTCAACTTAATAATTTTATTAAAGCTGCAGAAGAAAAAATATTTAAAAGTATTGACTTAGATATATTCAGAAAGAATGTAACAAGTGCTGTTACAACATCTGATCCTTATTTAAGTATTCCTGCTGATTTTTTAAGTTCATTTTCTTTACAAATAACTTCTGCTGGATCTGAAAGTTTTCTTTTGCAGAAGGACGTAAACTTTTTAAGAGAGTATTCTCCTAGTGCATCTACAACAGGATTACCTAAATACTATGCTAAATTTGATGTAGATAATTTTATTTTAGCACCGACTCCAGATGCAAACTACACTGTGGAATTACACTATTACTATAGACCTGCTAGTTTGACCGCAGGAGCAGACGGTGGTACAACTTGGGTTAGTACAAACGCACCTTTTGCATTGCTGTATGGTTCTCTTATAGAGGCATATACCTTTATGAAAGGTGAGCCAGACGTAATACAAAATTATGATAAATTGTATATGCAGTACCTAGAAAGATTAAAAGACTTTGGAGAAGCAAGAGAAAACACAGATGGCTATAGATCAGGTCTACCATCAAGACCAAGAACATAGGAGTTAAATATGGCAACAGCAAATGCATCAACCAATTACTTAGAGAGAAGATTATTACATTATATCTTTAAAAATGATTCTCTAAGTTTTTCATCCCCTGGGGATAGTATTTATGTAGGACTGGCAACAGCTGTATCTGCCGCTGAAACTGGTTCATTAACAGAAGCAACATTTACAAACTATGCAAGACAACAAGTAACAGCTGCAAACTGGACTACAATAGGATCTGATTCCACAGACACTCAAACAGCAACAAACTCTGGTAACATTGAATATCCAGCTTCTGGTGGAACTAACAATACAATAACACATGTGTTTATTGCAGACGCATCTAGTAGTGGTAACATATTATTTGTTGGTGCATTAGATGCAAGTAAGGTAATAGCCTCTGGTGATATATTTAGAATTAATGCAGGGAATCTGACAATAGAGTTGAAGTAATGGCACTAGTAATATCAGATAGAGTAAAAGAAACAACCACAACAACTGGTACTGGCACACTTACACTAGCTGGTGCGATCACTGGGTTTGAGACCTTTACTGCCAATCTAAGTGATGGAGATACAACATATTATGCTTGTACCGACAACACAGATTTTGAGGTTGGTCTTGGTACTTTTACTGCTTCTGGTACAACTTTAGCAAGAACAACAATATTAGCTAGTTCTAATTCTGGCAGTGCCGTGAACTGGGGTGCGGGAACTAGAACTGTATTTTGTACATTACCAGCTGCAAAGACAGTGTTTTTAGATGGAAGTAATGTAGCTAATATTAGTAATTTAAAACTAGCTAGTGGTGCAACAGTTACAGCTATTCTTGATGAAGATGGATTATCTTCTGACAGTGCTACATCTTTAGCAACACAGCAATCTATTAAGGCTTATGTAGATGCACAAATAACTGCTCAAGACTTAGACTTTCAAGGTGATAGTGGTGGTGCACTAAGTATAGATCTCGACAGTGAAACTTTAGATATTGCAGGTGGAACAGGTATTGATACAAGTGGATCTTCTAATACACTTACTGTAGCTATTGACAGCACTGTAGCAACTTTATCTGGCACACAAACTTTAACAAACAAAACCATTGATGCAAGCCAGCTTTCTGGAACTGTAGCTAATGCAAGACTAGATGCTCAACTGCAAGACGTAGCAGGACTAGCTGTAACTAATGGTAATTTTATTGTAGGTGATGGTTCTAATTTTGTTGCAGAGTCTGGTTCTACTGCAAGAACATCACTAGGTCTTGGCACGGCTGCTGTAACGGATACTGGTATTTCTAATGGTAATACTTTGGTAGCAGATTCTACTGTAGCAGATGATGATTTTTTAAGAATAAATGGCACAAGTGTAGAGGGTCGCAGTGCTAGTGAGGTATTGAATGATATAGGTGCAACAACATTAACAGAAGCATCTAATGAAGCAACTGCTCTTGCGATTGCTCTCGGATAGGAGATAAAGAATGGCAAACACATTTAAATTAGTAAACAATGCGGTGATGTCTACTCAAGCAGGTACGACAGATGCTTTGTATACAGTTCCTAGTTCGACAACCACTATAATATTAGGATTGACTCTTTGTAATGTTCACACGGCTCAAGTATCAGCTACTGTTGAAATTGTAGATTCAAGTGCAAGTGTTACATCAACTGTGATTAAAGATGCTCCTATTCCAGTTGGAGGTAGTTTAGAGATTATGTCTGGTAATAAAATAGTTGTAGAGACAACAGACGTAGTAAAGGTTTCCTCTTCTATAGCTGACAAGATTAGTGCTACTATGAGTATAATGGAGATAACATAATATGCCATACGTAGGAAAATCACCTGCCGATATAATTGCAACTGCTGTTGACACAACTACAGGTACGTTTAGTGGTGACCTAACAGTAGACACAAGCACACTTGTTGTAGACTCAGCTAACAATAGGGTTGGTGTTGGTACTGTAAGTCCAAACGCTAATACAAAACTTGACGTAAATGGTGCTGCTCGTATTGGTAATAGTACAGATGGTATTATGATTGAAAATAATACTGGTTCTTTTGATATTGATAATGCTTCATATATAAGACGTGATTCATCTTCAGGTGCTTTGGAAATTACCTCTGGTTCTACTACAGCTAGAAACATGATTTTTAATACTAAAACAAATGGTGCTGAAAGTGCAAGAATAGACAGCAGTGGCAACTTATTGGTGGGGACTACTGCTGAATCTACTTGGACTTCTACAGCAGGTCATGTAATTCGCCCTAATAGTTCAATTACATCTACACGAGACGGCGGTCAGCCTTTAATCGTAAATCGCTTAACATCAGATGGTATTATTATTGATGTAAGAAAAGACGGCTCTGGAGTAGGAAGTATTGGTGCAGAGGGAGGTCAGATTTACATTGTAAATGGAGATACTGGATTAAAATTTGCACCCAGTGTTGATGGGATTATTCCTGTCAATGCAGGTGGTGCAAACAGAGATAACGCAATAGATTTAGGGGTTGGCTCAGTACGCTTCAAAGACCTCTACCTATCTAATGCAGCTTATACAACTTATGTAAAGGGTGGCTCAGGACATACTGGTCAAATGCACTTTACTGGTTCTCACGATATACGTTTTGTTAATAATGGTAATGAACGTATGCGTATAGATGCTGGGGGTTCTGTTTTAATAGGAAAAAGTACACCTACAGATTTGCATAATACATGGAATCATTTAATCATTGGCGAAAAAGGTGCAATAATAAGTGAAAATGGTGGTGGTGGCATTGATGGTATTTCAATATCTGACAATGCTTATATTGACTCTGATACTGGTGCTTATGCGTATCAAACTACAGACGAAGCATCCATAATAAGTCAAACTGGTGGTAATATAATTTTTTCAAATGCTGCTTCTGGTTCAGCAGGTGCAGCACTTTCTTTTTCAGAACGTATGCGTATAACATCAGCAGGTAATGTTGGTATTGGCACTAGCAGTCCAGACACTAACTTGGATGTAGAGGGTGCAGGAGACTGTACAATAAGCATTACAGCAGGTAGCACAAGTCACGACAGTAAGATAGACTTTGTTCACGGCTCAACAATAGATGGTGGAATAACCTACGACCATAATGGTTCTTATACTAGTGAAAAGATGGCTTTTAGAGCAGGTAATAACACACCTCATATGTATCTTACTGGTAGTGGCAATGTGGGTATTGGTACTAGTAGTCCAACTGCAAATTTAGACATAAAACGTACTGGTGGAGATAGTGATGATATTATAAGAATTGGTACTACTGATAATTTTTATCTTGGAATTTCTAGAAGTAATACTACTGGTGCATTTTCTTTTCAAGGAAATCAAACAGGTTTTAATAACATTATATTAGCACCAACAAGTGGCTCTGTGTCTATAGGCACAACTGACACTCAACCACAAAATGGTGGCTCTGCTTTTAAAGTAGAAAGTTTGAGTAGACGCTCTCTTTTTATGAGCCAAAGTGGTACTGGCAATGCTAATATAATTATATTTTATTCAGGTGGTAATTTATCAGGAGCAATAAACATTGCATCAGGTTCTGTTAGTTATGGTTCAGGTTCTGATTATAGAATTAAAGAAAACATAGTAGACTTAACAGATGCAACAACAAGATTAAAACAACTAAAGCCAAAAAGATTTAATTTTATAACAAATCCTGATGATGAAGCAAGAGATGGTTTTTTGGCACATGAGGTGTCAAGTATAGTTCCTGAAGCTGTCATTGGAGAAAAAGATGCAGTAGATGAAAATGCCT